ACCCTATCTTTATTTTTTCTATATAAGATACAGTCAATGCCTGTTGCTTTAATTGATGATATGATTAAATTGTTTGTATATTTAGTTGTAGCCCTTTCAATTACTTCATAAACATTTCTATTTCGCATAACTACATCCTAATTGCTAAATGATAAGAACTTGTTTCTCGGATTAAGTCCTGTGTAGCCTGTAATAGCTCTTTTCCTTCACTTAACAAATCAGTGGCATTAGTTGTAATAGGTATATCATTTAATACAAAACTAGCCCTACCGCTACCTATAGCGATCATAAATCTTGCAACAAATAGATCTACAAAGTTAGAACTAAAATCTAATGTTTCAATCCCTTCATCTTTGTAAGTATGAGGTGCATAATAATCTACTGTGTAAATATCTTTAGGATATTGAAAAGTTAGATAAGGTGCAACATAACGCCACCTTAAACTTGTTGCAAATCTACCTACGCTTGCATTAAATAAAGGGTAAGCTTGGTAACGCCTACGCCTAATGTTTGTAATATTCAATGGTATAACGCCATCACGCTCTACAGTAAATTCTTTATCATCGTATAAAATAAAGTCTTTTTGCTTACGAACTGGATTATACTGACTAAACCATTGCAATTCTGATTTTATAATAAGTTCTAATCTATTTTTGTCTATTTCAATATCTTCAATATCTAAAATATATTGACCTGTTCTTAATAAGGCTGTTTCAGTTAATTCTTGATAAGTTAGCATAATCCAATTTCCTTTATTTAGTGTGAATTAGGCTTTTTCTACGTTTCATAGATATTTGCCTATTGCGTTTTGTACTAGATTTATTCGCTGATTTCTTAGCTGCTTTCTTTCTATTTAAAATTTCCTTTTGGGTCATTTTAACTAACTTCCCATCTTGAACTTTATAACCTTTAGGAACATCTTCATATTCCCACTTCCAAACAACCTCTTTCTTACCATTGCGAATACGTTCTTTTCTTACTTTCTTTTTCTTAAATTCATAAAGGAATAAACTCATTATTTCCTCCTAGTCATTTTAGCATAGCGATCAATAGATTTCTTAGGTCTAGCTAAATAAGATTTAACCTTTTGATCAGCTTTTAACATTCTAATTGAAATAAGTTTTTTGATAAAAGTAAGAATGTGTTTGTCAATTCCTGGGATATGATCAGGATTCTTTTCTGGGTAATGTGTTGTTTTTCTTTGATAAGGGATACGCGGGCCAAGTAAAGCTTTCTTATCACCTAACCACCAGTGCCACATAAATCTAAAATCTGGGCAGTTGTGGACGAAAACACCTGATGATTGTAATTTTCCTTTATCTACATCTATAGCAAAATTATGATAATCATCAACAGTCAAACAATAAACTTCTTCATAACCACAATCTTCAATGCTAACTATTTTATGATTACAGGCTAAATTTTCACGTTTTATAATCGTATATAATTTAGAAGCTTTTTCTCCTGTTTCAATAAATTCATTTGATTTATTAGTTAGTTCATTTACTGTTCTAGATACAGAAAATACATCTATATTACAGCCATTTTTATATTGCTCACCATAAATTACATCTTTAGGTTTAAAAATGTGTTTTCCTAAAGGCAAAGCATTAAACCAATCTAGAGTTTTATCTAATCTACCACCTCTTCCAGCATTTCTACGATATTTTGTTTCTGGATTCATAGTTTTCATAGTATTCTTCATTGTTCTACTATTTAATCTACTAACTTTATCCTTATTTTCAGGTTTTTGAGTCCATAACCTTCCTTCTTTTGCTAATATTTGGAATGGGTGAATACCTTTGCTAGATAAATCTAAGTTTTTCTGCCTTGCACGTTCTTTATGTTCTTCTGTTTGAAAATGATGTTTTCCTTGCTCTACTAGTTCTGTAGCAATATGTTTTCCATCTTCATTATAAAAATGTTTATAACAAGTATCATAATAACCTCTACTTCTACTTGTATTTACTACTCTCTTTTGGACTTCAGGATTCTGCATAGGATTATTATATTTCATTCTATACATATTTTCCTCTGAGTGAATATAATTATTCCAAGCCTCAATTTGAGAAGGTGATTGGTGCATTGAGTGATAATCCCAATGCTCTTTGTAAAACATATATGCTATATTTAAAGGGGAATTATTTAATTTATTATAATCTTTATGGTGTCTTACTGGTTTATGATTATCTAATGAATCAGGAACTTTGAAAGTTGTTTTATTAGAGTCTTTATCATATCTCATCCAACTTTCTGATTGTCTGTATTTATCATTAAAATCTGCTGATAACCAATGTGTAAATTCTTTATCACCATTTAAAGGGTTATAAACTACTTCATAACCACCCATATACCCTTCTTTTTCAATATCCCTGTATAGAGCCATTAAGCTATCTTCAGTAGTTAATTCACAAGCCATTTTATAAGTCCCATCTCTTAATAGGAATAAATGGTCTTCAGTGCATTTTATTACTTCACCATTATCTAAGGTTAGCTTAATAATCTTATCTTTTCCATAGCTTTTAGCGGAATGACCTTTACCTATAACTGGTTTATTTTTCTCTAAGTCAAAAGAATAAACATAAAACTCTTTTCTACCTACTAAATCTTTTATAGGTACAGAATATCCATCTGCAAGGGGTATTAAAGTATCTCCAGTAAAGCAACTACACCTAGTTAAAATATGGTGTTCGCTAGTTGGCTTTTGAATGAAATAAATTGAACCATCTAGATCTTTATATTTCATTGTGCATTGTCTAGTACGCTTATCTGAACTTAATATACCATTGAATACTAACCTAACTTGGTAAGTAACGCCTTTTTGTGATCCTGATGCAACTACCGCTTGCATAAATAGCTGTTTATTTTGTCTAACATAACGCATAGCATACTTAAGAACTTTACCACTAGGATATTGCATATTCCTTAATTTATCTGTTTCAATTATTGCATCTACTAGTTTCATATTGTTACTTACCTATTAAATTATTTATCTTTTTTGGTTGCTTTTTTAGGTTTAGCAACTTTTCCTTCTTCAGTTTCAGTGCTTTCAGTTTCTTCTACTGTATCTTCAGTAGTCTCAGCTACTTCTTCAACTTTTTTAGGCTGTTCAGCTACTTTTGCTTTTTCTACAACTTTTTCTTCTTGTTCAATTGCTAAATCAAAGTCTAAAGTATCTTTGAAAATATCTAATACTTTTTGATAACCTTTTACTAACTGGCCATTTGGGAATACTAAACTAGATTTAGGCTCTAATACTAAAGTGTAAGCTGTAATGTTATTTAAAGCTAAACCACCTTCTGATTTATTTGTTAATTTCATTATTTTACCTTTCTTTTAAATTTGTAAAAAAAAGGGGAGAAGAGATTTTAACCTCTCCTCCCCTTTAAAGGTTAGACTAACTTAAAATTAAGATTTTTTAATTTTAACTTTTAAGCCTAAGTTTGGATTCACAGTTTTAATACCTGCCCAAACACCAGCTGCCATTGTGTTACGGAATGGGTTGTTAGCATGTTGAACAGTATTAGTAACCATTAATGGCATAAATGGAGCATATACTAACGGAGCATTGAAGTAGTTGCTATCGTTGTTGTTAATACATACCATATCACCATCTTCTACGCCTTTAACATTAGTTGCACGGATTACAGGAATACCATCATAGTAACCATAAAGACCTACCGCTACACGAGAAGCATCTTCATCCATTACAAAGTCAGGCATACCACGTAAGGTAGCTGCTGCTGTTGAACCAACGATAATACGGTTGATTGCGTTAGCACCTGATGCTTTATGTAATGCAATTTCAGCTTCAGCGATAGTATCTACGAATGATAACTTCAAATACATTATATCTTTCAATATAAACTGGACTATATCACACCAATTTCCTATTGGTCGTTCTTGTTACGGATTTCTCCTCTTAGATAATTTACTGTTTATTTATCCATACAGTATTATCAATTTAGTCTCTGAACCCGAATCTTATTCATTTTGAACTTAGATTCTCGGCTGCTGATTATCCAATCTTGACATTTTTCTAACTTTCACACTTACCTTTTCAGGTTATGTTGTAGTAGTCAAGCTCTAAGGAACTTCCAGCAATTAAAGAACGTTTAAAGAGCACAAGTAAGATCATTCGTAAATCTTATAGTCTATGCTCTGCATAGCTCACACCTTGTGGAGCAGTACGATCAAACTCAATAGTAGTTTGTTTAGCTGTAGTTGCTAATTCAGTTACCGCACGAGTGTTCATTACACGAGTTAATTCTTGTGTAAGGTCAGTCGCTACTTCATCAATCGCTGTTTTACCAAAACGATTTTGGAAAGCGAAAGATGCAAAGTGACCCATATCGGTCGCTAACGCCATAACTTCAGCGGTAATATCGGTTGTTTGTAATTGAGTTTGAACTTTGGTGATTTCGTTTGCACTATCTACATCACGATCAGCGATAATAGTAACAACTTTATCACCTGTGATAGTTGCTGTAGGATCTACAACGATTTTGTAAGCACCAGTTTGATAATCAATTGTACCTTCAAAACCAAATGCTACAAAGTGACCTTCACCATCATCTTTACCAAAACCAACACCATCAATAGCTACTTCAACATAGCGTGGACGTAATGGTAAGTATTTAGAATCAATGTTACCTTGTACGGTTTTAACTGTGCCACTTACTTTATTTGGTAAAGGTAATTTAACACGAGCTGCACCTAAAGTACCATCACCTGGGTTATCAAGATCACGTGGATCAGAGATTACGCCTTTAGTATTTTGGTAAGTTTTATCATTAGTAGTAGTAGTTTTGAAGTAAACGATTGTGTGTTCTTCTTTAACAGGTTGTACACTTGCTAAAAGTGGAATAACAGAGTTAGCATTTGCTGCTACGATTACTTCACTAGCTACTTGTGGAACAGCACCCAAAGCACCTAAGTTAGACATAGATTCTTGGAATTTACGATAATCTTCAAATTGGTCTAATTGCTGACCAAGTGCTGCGATTTCAAAAGAGCTTAAAGATTCACCAATGCGAGTTTTTTGAGCTCCTTTTTCGTATGCTTCAACTAATGTTTTATATTTTTTGTGATAGCCTTCAGCCATCAAATCTACTGATTGTTCGTTTAATTCACGATTTTTAGACATTCTTAATTCCTCTAGAGTTTAAGCTTTAATAAGTTTACTAAGTAAACGATTAGAACCTGCATTTACATTACGAGATTCTTTGAAAGATTTTTTACCAGCCATTTTACGGTTGCCTGATTTACCTTTGCTTTCAGCAATACGTTTCATGCGAGATAATCTACGTAAGGTTACAGAGCTTAAAGATTCACCGATTACTTCACCGTCTTCATCTTCTTCATCACCTTCAACGCCTTCTTCATCATCGCCATCTTCTTCAGTAATATCAACATCAGCATCGCCTTCAACGGTAGCTACGCCATCTAATACTGTTTCGATTTCTTCGTTAGATAAACCTTTAGCTTTAAGTAAGTTGATTGCTTCAGGATCAGCACCATATTCATCAGCTAATTCTTGTAATTCAGCTTGTTCAGATTCTTCAGCAAATTTCTCAATTTTAGCAAAAGCATCTTTAATTTCGTCAACAGTACCTAATTCACGGTATTGATCTAATTCTTCTTGTACTTCTTCTACAGTGCCTAAAAGATCACGGATTTCTTCTGCTGAACCTAAGTCATCAAACTCAGCTAATTGAGTTTTAGCTTGTTCTAAGTCAGTACCAGCTTGACCATTTTCAGCTACTTTAGCTTCTAATTCAGCTTTTAATGCTTGTAAACGTTCAATTTCAGCGGTTAATTCTTCGATAGTTTCAGCACCTTCTTCTAGATTTTTCTCTAAATCTTCAGGTTCACCTAATTCTTCAAATTTTGCTAATTTTTTAGCTGATTCTTGTAATTTAGCCATAGTACCTAATGCACGATAGCCTTCTAATTCAACTTTATTAGCTGCTTCGTTTACTTTAGCTTCAGTTAAAGCCTTTTGTAATTCTTTAGCATCTTTAGCTGACAAGTTATATTGTTCAGTCAAGAAAGATACTTGTTTTTCTAAATGTTCTGTAATTACATTGACATCTGCCATTGTATTGTCCTCTTGAGTTTTATTTTCTTTGTTGTGTTTTTGTTCTTGTAAAATCGGTTTAGCTTGCTTGTATCCAGGATCGATAACAAAGTCGATTCTTTCTAAGCTAAAATCAGTCGGATCAACAATCTCCGCACCTGTAGGTGATTTATCTTCTTGTATCCCACCGTAAGCCCTAGTTGATACAGAAACCCTACTACCAGCCCTTAAAAGCGTATTTAATACTCTACCAGGTTCTGTGTTTAAGATTAAGTATTCAGCCATTCCAATATTATTCTCATCAATCCAAACT